TAATTTACGGTCAAACTCCCTAAGTATATTTTTAATTTTACTTTTAACTATATTCATTATTTCCCTTTCTTAAAATGGCGGCTCATCTTCATAGTTTCCCATTGCAGAATTTTCTAATTCCTCCGCCCTTTCTATTTCTTTATATATATATCTCAGTTCTCTTATTTGTTGTTTATAAACAAATCTTTGAACGTCATATCTGTTGTACCTTATATCACTCCACCACTTTATACCCTTCTTCTTCTCTTCTTTTATCTTATCTAGTTCTTCCTCTAGTCTATCAATAAGATGTTCAACGATTTCGTATGAATGTGGGTAACCTCCTGGAAATAATCTTTTCATTATTCCTCCTCCATCTTTAAATACATATCAACCCAACCATTACCAAAAATATCACTTAATTCGTAGTCAAGTATTATGCCCTTGTCAATTAACTTATCTAATGCGTTGTATAATTTATCCATTATTCCTCACAATCACAATCTAGTGCTTTGAAATATGGAGCAGTAGTTGTCATTTCTGTACAACATACTACACCATCTGCTATTAACATTTGTAAATATGTTTCATAAGAATATTTACTCATTATTCCTCCTCAAATTTCTCGTATGTTTCTATTGTATTTTTCATCATATTTATTAGGTCTTCATCTGTGTAAATTCCATTAACCATTTCTATTAATTGAGTTTTCACAAAACTATCAAATTTTTCTAAACCCATTTTATATACTCCCTTTCTTTCTTAATATATTTCTTCGTCATCAAATACATCAAAGGCATTGATTTCCAAATCATCTACGAAACTGATGAATAGTCCTCGTAATCCCTCGTATTCGTCAAAGATACCTTTTACTTTATATGTTCCGTCCCCGTGAGTTGTCCTCGTTGCGAAACCTGATTGAGTGTTTCCGTAAGAGTTACCAACTAAAGTTCTTTCACAAATATTTGTATAAAAGTTCTTTTTGTTGTTTAGTGTCGGGTCATTCAAGAATTCTTCATTCTCGAAATTGTAATTCATTTCTTCATTACCAAGTGTTTCTTTTTTGATGTAACACGGGTCTACTAAAAAGACCTGCCCACTATCTACACTTACTTCCCCGATAGTTTTTATTTTATAGTTTTCCATAATTACCCCTTTCAACTGATAATCTTGATACCTAGTTTATAAGTATCGTCGTACCTACCTAGATTATAGATAGGCACTACGATAATTATTTTTTCTTAACTACTCCAATTTTGTTTCCGTTGATGTCGTGTACACTTCTATTGATTACAACACTCTTACCGTGCATTAGTACAATGTCCCTCACATTGTCCATTACTCTTTCAATCTCACGATAATAACTTTCTTGGAAAGCGTCATTGTCCGTATTGATTTTAATTGTTATATCCATAATTACCCCTTTCGTAATTTCTTGAATCTTAAGTTATAATTTGCCTCCCATAATTCAACTGATAAATCGGCGTCCTTATCCCACCATTCTTGTGGTGTAAATTCCCCCGTGTATCTTGCTAGATTATGTTTGATTACATCATTTTTGATGTCGTCAATGTTTCGCATAATTACCCCTTTACTTGTAATTTTTTTTCTTACTATATTTATATCATATATCTTTTTATCTGTCAAATTTATTTAACAAATATTATCTAGAGTGTTGGTATAGATTTATATTTAAATATTGGTGGGGGGTGGTTATCAATTAACACTCGGTATAGAACAGAACACCACAATATCTAGTACCACAACATATAGTATGTTCACAATCTAGCAAACTTGTGCATACACAACATATAGTGCCACAATATATAGTATATAACGTATGCAAATGTCAATGTTGCGCTATATATTATGTATTGTAAGCACTTAATATTTATGTAGAACAAACGTCAAAATAAACAACAAATAAACAACTATTTTTTGTATATTACTTTAGTAGATAAACTACATTTCTTATTACTAGATATACAGTAAAAACCATTAGTTTCATTCACTTGTTTTAGAGTGTTTTTACACTCTTTACATCTCATAAATAAAATAATAGGTATGGGGGTGATTTTAAAATAACGGGCTCCTTTGCTGTTAAAAGCTAAATTGTGCTATGAATTTTTATGTTCTGTTGTCCTTGAGTAATGGGTTTGTGTTCCTACTGTATCGTCTTACCGATTCCCATCTTTCTGACTCCCGATGCCACCTTTACTTGTAACAACTTAATTATAAAAAGTATTTGTAATTTACTATATCACAACTATAATGATTAGCAAGGACACAAATTGTACGAATTGTAACCTAAATAAAAAAGCCTGGGGCAACTCAGGTTTTTTTATATTCTATGTATAATTAAATTATCAACAACCCTGTTGATAGTCTTTATTCATAAAGATGCCCCTTTCTTAAACCCTAGGTGACTAGGGTATGCAAAAAAATTTTTTTTACGCCTTCGGCTCCTGTAGTCCCTCTGGCTTACCACGACCTTTTATTCGTGGGTATGTCTTGGGTCTGTGATTATTACAATATCTAAATTTATTGTATTTAGACAAAACTGTTTCACAATTTTTATTCATACAAATTCTTCCGCTACTATATGAAGTAGAGGGTTTATGATTAGGATATTTTTTTCCTGTTATATAATCACTCATACAAGATATAGTATAGTTAGGAGAAACAATGCCATACCACAAAAAAGGCAAGAAGAAAAAAAAGAAAAAAGGAATGTAACTACATTGGCTAAATATCAAGGAATGAAGGTCAAGCTAAATAGTCCTACGGCTATTAGAAAAGGCGAACCAGGGTACGGAAGAAAATCTAAAAAGGTTTTTGTTATGGATAATGGCAAAGTCAAGAAGGTTATGTTCGGTGACCCTAATATGCCTATTAGGAAAAATAATCCTAAAGCTAAAGCATCATTTCGTGCTCGGCATAATTGTAGTACAGCCAAAGATAAAACAACTGCAAGATATTGGTCTTGCAGAGAATGGGAGTAAAACAGTGGCAAAGCTATCTAAAAAACAAATGAAGATTGCAAAACAAGCACCACCTTACAATAAAATAACAAAAGCAGATTTTGATGTTTTGCGTAAGTTAAAAAAAATGAAGTAATATGCCATTTAAAAAAAAAGGCAAATATTATTATTCACCAAGTGGTAGAAGATATACTGCAAAACAAGTAAGATTATATTATGCAACGAATGGATTTAAAAAATGAAAATTAAAGGTGTTGATGTATCAAAACTTACAAAAAGACAACAAGACACAATGGAAAAACATTCTAAACATCATACAAAAAGACATATAGAATATATGCGTAACAGTATGGTTCGTGGTGCAACATTTACACAAGCACACAAAAGAGCACAAAAAGCAGTAGGTACATAATGGCTAATATTTCACAAAGTGTTAAAACAGCATTACAAAATAAAGCAAAAAAAAGTGGTATATCTTATGCAACTTTGGTCAAAGTTTACAAAAGAGGTCAAGCTGCTTATATGAGTTCTGGGTCAAGACCAAATACAAGTATGGCTGCTTGGGCTATGGGTAGAGTAAATAGTTTTATTGGTGGTTCTAAAAAACACGATACAGATTTAAGGTAATGGGTAAAAGAACTCAACCATATCGTTATGGTGTACCTGCTAAATATTTAGAAGGTTTATCTGATGCAGAGGCAAAAAAAAGAGCTTTAGAAATACTTGCTACTGCAAAAAAATATAAAGCAGGTAAAAAAATAAATATTAAAGCAGTAGAAAAATCTAGAACAAAGAAATAATGTCTGCTCGTAAAACTTGTGGTGCGACTGGATGCAGAAAAACTTTCGTACCTAAAAGCAGACAAAAATTTTGTAGTGTCAAATGTCAAAGAAGCACTGCATACAAACGTAATAAAAAAGAAACAATAGATATAGAAGAACCTGTAATAAAATCTACATCACGTGGACCAGAATACAAAAACTTTGTAGAACAGTATGCAGCTAAATTAGAAGACAATAGACTTACACATCAACAAGTTGCATATGCACTAAAAGTATCAAGAAGTGTTGTAACTAAAATGTATGCTGCATATTTAGAAGATAAAAAAAATTATGAAGCACAATCAGATTGGAAGATTGCACAAGCTACCGTAAAGTCCTTAGAAGA